GGTGCGTTGCTCGGAGGCCTTGCTGTTACGACCGCACGAGTCGCCAAAGGCTGGAACACGTACAGGAAGCTGAAGAAGCAGTCCAAAATCTTCAACTACGCGCACGCTGGTGTTGTTGACTTTGCTGCGTTCCGGGGCGAGCAGGGGCGCTTTGTTGATCTACTCAACGACGTGCCTGCGCTTGAAAACGAGGTGTTTTCCTACATCTCTGGGGACGTAGACGACACGGAGTTTGAAGGGCGTCTAAAGAACGTGCTTGATGGCGTCATCGCTGGCGGCATGCTTGACGCTGCAATTGTCGGCCTCAAAAGAGCTACACAGCAACGAAAGGTGCTTACTGAGCGGGCACAAAGCGGCAAGCCGCTGAGTCCAGAAGAACAGGCTAGGTTTGAAGCTGAGTTTGATCAACAGGTTGTCGATGAAGCCGAGCTGGTCTTTGACGAGGACCTGGCGCCCGTAACGATGTCTCGCTACGAGCGAGCACAAGAGCGACTGCAAGACACGCGCTACAGCGTCAAGGCGCAAGAAGTCGAGCGCAAGCTGCTGGGCGAGACGCCTGAAGGGGCTGCGGGCATCCGAGACATTATTGGCCGTAAATCCGCTGAGGACTTGAAGCCGATCAAGGAGGGCCTTGAGCAGGAGTTTCGCCTGAAACCCGACGTTGTGCCCGACACAGATGTTGTTTGGTCGTCGGACTCTGTATTTAGGTCAGGGCAGGCGCTAGAAGATTTCCAAGGAAAGCGCGGCGGCGTTCGCGGTAATCCGTTTGACGAGGAAGAGGGCTTCATTCTCGAAATGGACGCTAGTGGCTTTCGAGAGGATCTGCGCTACCTAGACGACGCGCAGTCTTCGCCGGAGGAACTGGTCGTGCGCGGTGAAGTAGGTAATGTAAAAACCATTTACTACAACCGCGATTTTTGGGACGGCGGTTCTGTCGAGGAACTGCACAAGCTGCACCGCGCTTTCCCAGACGCAGACATTGCGTACATTAAAGTAGACCCTGAAACGGGAGCCGTTAAGTACAACGACGTTCCTGGCGATGATCTGGATTTCATTGACGAACTTAAGTCGCAAAAGATTGGCGAGCAGCTAAACGTCAACCAGTACGACCTTAAGAAAAACAAGGACGGTCAGTTTGTTGACGAGCAAGGCAAGGTCATTGAAGGTGTCAGCGATGAGGTGATGGAGGCGCAGGGGCGTATCAACTTCGGCAACCAAGACTTGTCTGACACAGCTGCTTCAGTATCAGTTCGCGTGACGCGCGAGTTTATTGACGAGATCAACAGCCTTAAGGGCGGCCCGAAGAAAACGCGCAAAGGCAGCAAGCCTGAGGCTACCGAAAAGGTTGGCGAAGAAGAACTCTTCAGCGCCAAGGCTGACGCTTTTGACAAGCTGTCACGAGTGTTTCAATCTACACGGATTGCACGCAAGATCCTTGAGACCACAGGCGGTGACGCCAAGGCCGTATACGCCGCTGCTCGGTATGCAGAGCGCCTGCGCCTTTCTGGCAAGCAAGTCAGCGACCACCTTGAGGTTGTACTGAAAGACGCACAGGCGATGAAGGACCCGTCAGCGGACAGTGCGGTGTATCACGCAATTGACGCGCTGTTCAACACCGTTACGACGCGCGAGGAGCTTGGCAGTGCCTTTGGCTTTGCGCTCGGTTCGCTTGGCCCCCGGTTCAGGAACATGCTGGGCAACAAGGTGCAGCGAGTCAAGGACATGATGCCAGGTACAGAAAGCAAGCAGCAGCTCCTCGACACCTACAGGCAGCTTGCTATTGAGGCACGCACTAGCCCTGCGGCTCGCAAGCAGCTTGCGGACATGCAGAAGCGCATCCTCAAGACGATGAAGAAGACGCCTGATCCCATTGACGCTGCTAAGGAGATTCAGGCCGACCTCGCTCTTGGGGCAATGGGCGCTGGCGGTATCATCAAGGGCATGTTCAAGGCTGTTCCTGAGGTGTTTGTTACCAACGTCATCTCTGGTCCAAAGACGCTTGCCATTGGTCTAGCATCACCGCTGTTTGTCTGGCCCACTAAAGCTCTAGCTGAGCTGTACGGACGAGCGTTTGAGTTGCAGGCTAAGGCCGATCCCAACTTCGCCGCCAAGATCATGGGCGAGGTGCGGGACGACATGAGCAAGAGCACCATGATGATGAAGAATGGTTACAACATTCTGAAGCTGGCGCTAAAGGGTGACGACATGGGTAAGGTCATGCACAACCTAGGGTTGCAGACCGAACTCCGACAGGGCCGTCAGGTTGACCGTGTGGCCGGCTCTGTTGCAGACAAACTTGGTTGGCAGACAGACGGTACAACACGAAAGGTCATTAGCGCCTTGTACAGCACGCTTGTGCCCGGTCGTGTCCTGCCGGCGCGTATTGACCGTATGCAGCAATTGACAGTGTTTCAGACAGAGTACCACCACGGGGTGATGCGGAATCTGCAAAGCAAAGGGCTGCCAGCGGCAGAAGCTGAACAGATTGCAGCGGACCTAACACAGCAAGCGATGCACGAGCCGGAGAAGCTGGTTGCTCAGTTTGCAGGTGATGGTCTGATGCGCCGCGCGGCGCAGGCTGTAGATGAAGGCAAGTACGAGAGCACAGACGCTGCGGTAGTAGGCCTTGCCTCTAAAACCGAAGTAGACGCGCAGGACTTTACCAACATCCATGAAGCCGCTGCGCGAAAAGCGCAAGGCATGACGTACAACCGCCCTCTAAAAGATTTGCTACAAGAGCGCGACTCAATGTCAGCGCCCTCGCAGCTCGTGGTGTCTTTGGGCAACTCTGTCTCTGACATTGTAAAGCGGCACCCTAGCATGCGGATGTTTGCGCCGTTCCTTACGATCCCGACCAACATCTTTGCTACGTCTACAGAGACTTTGGTTGGTGGTTCGTGGCGTCTGGCAAAAGACAACCTTAACAAGCAGCTGTTTTCGGCGCCTTACCTGAGTGAGTCGCTTGACGACTTTGCCAGTAAGATTAACAGCCCAGACAAGTCGATTCGCCGGCAAGCCATTGGGCAGTCATACCTGGCTGCAAACATTGTCGGTGGGTTTGGCACGATGCTGGCAATGCCCGGCGTGGTCACGATGGAAGGACCTGGGGAACTTCCGCGAATTACAGGCTCTGGCCCAAGCGACCCAAGCCAGCGACGAGCTTGGCAGGCCGCAGGCTTTCAGCCGTTCTCGATTCGAGTCGGTGATAGCTATGTGAGTTACGCACGCGCAGAGCCTATTGCAACTTGGCTGGGCTTCATGGTCGATATGGTGCAAATTGCACAGTTCAAGCAATACGCAGAAGACCCTGAGACAGACGAGCTTCTTGACCTTGGTGTGATGTCTGCGATGGCCGCGTCAATGAACCAGCTTACGCAAAAGACGTTCATGCAGGGCTTGCAGGACCTGACTAACATCCTTGAAGCAGATTCTGATGCGTCGTCGGCGTGGTTCAAGCGAACAATGGCGTCGCTTACTGTACCGGCCTCTATTCGACAGATTGGAATTAACGTCGATCCGATCATGCGGGACGCCAGAACGGTTGGCGACAAGATGTTGCAGAGCGTGCCTGGCATGTCGCAGCGTCTTGACACAAAACGTGACCTACTGGGCGAGCCCATCACCCGTAGTTACTTTGCGGACTCGCCGTGGCTGGACGCATTTATGCCTACCCGCGTGACTGAGATCAAAGACGACGTAGTTCGCAACGAGTTCCTGAAGGTGCCGAACGACTGGCGGTCCATGCCGACACGCTACGAAGGAATTAACATGCTGGATGAGCGCCTAGACATCGACGGAGTGTCTGCATACGACGCTTGGCAAGGTCAGATCAGCAACATCAAACTGCGCGGTAAGACCATGCGTCAGTCGCTGCGTGTGTTGTTTCAGGACGCTGACTATCAGTTGCTCGATCCCTCGCCCACTACGTTTGGGCAAGACAGCGGGAGAGTGCTGGCAATCAACCGAGTCATGAACGCCTACAAGCGGGCCGCCTTTGTGCAGCTGGCCCGCGATAACCCCCAGATTGAACGTGAGTTTAAGGCCGTCCGCCAAGCCGCCCGCGACCGCAGCCAAGCTCGCCGCAACCCTTCTCCTACGCTTATTGACTGATGGCTTTTTCACAAGACACATTTACTTGGACAGCGAATCCGCTGACCCTGACGTTTGACGCACTCCGCGATAAGTACCTGACAGTCACTGTTGAGGGCACTCCTACAACGGACTGGACTTTGAACGGACGGGAACTGAGTCTAGGAGGCCCTCCTGTAAACGGCAGCACTGTTGTAGTGACGCGCTCTACAGACCTTGGGGATGACGACTTTCTTGTTCAGTTCACTGACGCATCTAGCCTACGCGCAGAGGACCTGACTACGGCAACGAAGCAGTTGCTGCACATGATCCAAGAGATCGTGGAAGGCAACCAAGGAGCCGTTACAGGGTTCTATCTACCGCTTGACTCTTCGCGCACATTCTGGGACGCAACAGGCGGCGGGCCTTCTAATGTTCAAATTAAGAATCTGGCAGAGCCTACCGTTGCTGATGCGGCTGCGACAAAAAACTACGTAGACTCGCAGATTGCAGGAACAGGTCAGGTCCCGGCAACAACTGACAAAGAGTATCGGGCGCTGTATGTCAAAACGAACGGCGATCCCGCGTGGCAATATCGACCGCACACGACGATTACGTTTATGTGTACAGACCCCGGACCTACCACCGGGCTGTCGCCGCTAACTTCTGGGTACATTGACGCGTTTGGTGGGCGCTACATTAAAACGCCAGCCGGCAGCAGTGGGAACCAAGCACATGACCCTGGGGACGCTGCTCTTGATTGCGTTCTTGGATGGACGCAGACCGCGCGGACTAGAGACGCCTCTATCGAGGACTTTAGTAACCCACTTGCACAGATCAAGGCATCTTCGGGCGACAAGGTAATTCAGGTTACTCCGACACAAGGAGGTTGGAGCTTTTCTCTTAACATCCTGGCAAAAGCACGCAAAGCGCAAGGCGCTGCTAATTACACGCAAGACAACTTAGGTTTCCACGTTTTGTTCTACGATGAAAACAACGGCAACCCCCGAGTTCTTAATGTCAACAATGACTACATTGACGCGCAGATCCAAGGCATTGTTGACAGGTTCGATACAGAAAATGTAATTAGTGGAGCAAGCCTTACGCCAGGTACCATTGCGTTCCCGCAAGGCGTGACCAATGAAACGCCGGGTTCATCTCAGTTCATGCAACTCGACGGCCTGTTTGCTACATCTAGCATCTATAGCCGCACTGAATTAGTGCAGTCCTACACTTTTACAGGGCAACTTCCAGTTACGGGCAGCCCTATGAACCTACGCATTAGCGTAATTTCAACAGGGACCGACGATGTTGTGCTTGCGCGTCCCACGACGCTGACACTTACCACCAATCCCGGCTACCTGCCGGCAGGTAACTGATGGATAACCTTGACGACCTGATGCACCAGCAGGTGCTGCGGCTGCTTGAAAAGCCTGAGCTGACTTCTGCTGAACTAGAGGTGTGCCGCAAGTACCTGAACGACCGCGGAGGCCGGGGCGGTAAGCACTACACCGAAGGGTACTCCTCTGCGCCTATGCAGACTGAGTGGGATGGTGTGGCATTTGACGACGTAAAGGTGCTTTCCGAGGAGACGGCCCGTGACTGAAGGAGACAACGATTGGAAACAGTACCGAGCTTTGGTGTTAAGCGAACTAAATCGCCTAAGCGAGCACGTATCTTCATGTGAGGCCGAGATGCGGAAAGAGGTCAAGCACAGCGAAAGCAAGCTATTGACTGCAATTGACCGCCTGCACAAGAGCCATGCTCTAATTAAAGCTGACGTAATTAGACTCAAAAGCCAAGCAGCTATTTGGGGTCTGATGGCCGGCACTGCGGTGTCAGTCTTGACGGCGTTTGCAAGTAAGCTATTGAAATGATGACAGTATGGGACACGTTCACGGTTCTTCGCCACACGCATCCGCTGTCCCGGCCTGTTGTTCTCAAGTTTACCAACCTCGACGACGCGGAAGGCTTGTGCGAGTACGCGGAAGGCACAGACAGCTTTGTAATCAAGCTGAACAGCGCGCTTAAGCCTTCGCAGTTTGACGAGGTGCTGGTCCACGAGTACGCGCACGCGCTGCTGTACGACTACTCAGGGCCGCATCAAGGCGCTGTTTGGGGTGTTGTCTACGCCGCACTCTTTGAACTTATCTTTGGGGACCATTCTTGAAGCCACACCTGCCGGAAGACCATCCGTTTCGTCTGTTCAAGAACTTCGCGCGAGTCGTCTGGAAGCACCTTCAGCTACCTGAGCCCACTCCGCTACAACTGGCGATCTGCGACTACCTCCAGTTCGGCCCCGACAAGCTCATCATCCAGGCTTTTCGAGGTGCCGGTAAGTCCTACCTGACCTCTGCCTACGCTTGCTGGCTCCTGCTGATTGACCCGCAGGAAATGATCCTGTGCTTGTCGGCCTCTAAGGACCGAGCCGACCTGTTCACCAAGTTCTGCCGGCGACTGATCGACGAAATCCCGGCACTCAATCACCTGCGCCCGGACGTAGAGCGCGGCGACCAAGACAGCTCGGTGTCTTTCCAAGTAGGTTGCTGTGTCCCCCAGCAGTCTCCTTCCGTCGTCTCGCGCGGCATCACGGGGCAGATTACGGGCTCTCGCGCTACCACGATCATCCCTGACGACATCGAGGTACGCAACAACAGCGAAACACCCCTGATGCGTGAGCGGTTGGTCACCCGCATTGAGGAGTTCTCGGCCATCCTGCTGCCAAAAGACAAGAAGCGAGGCATCTTCCCCAAGGTCAGGACGCTGGGCACACCACAGACGGAGAACTCGGTCTATCGCACGATGGAGGAGCGGGGCTACGAGTGCCGCATCTGGCCCATCATGAAGCCGAATGCCGAGCAGCAGGTAAAGTACGCCAGCAGGCTGGCCCCCGACATGCTGGCCCTTGATGTAGACGCCGGCGCCCCTACCGAGCCTACGAGATTTACGCGCCTGGAGATTGAAACCAGGCGGCGAGAGTACGGGCGGGCTCAGTTTGCGCTTCAGTTCATGCTCGACACCAGCTTGTCGGACACAGACAAGTACCCACTGAAGCTCAAGGACGCCATGTTTGCTGCGTTCACGCCCAAGAAGGCGCACGAGGTGTACGTACACACCAACCACCCGCGAGCCAAGATCACAGGCTACGACAACCCAGGCCTTGTTGGTGATGCGTTCTACGCCCCAGAAGAGGCCTACGGGGAGCTGGTGTCGTTTGAGCAGACCATTCTGTGTGTTGACCCTTCGGGTCGTGGCAAGGACGAGACCGCCTGTGTCGCTCTTAGTTCTCTGTCTGGCTACGTGTTCGTTCATTCCGTGTTTGGCCTCCCAGGGGGCTACGATCAGCCCAGCCTAGACGCAATTGCACGCGAAGCCAAGCGTGTGAAGGCTAATACAATCGTCATCGAGTCAAACTTTGGTGACGGTATGTTCAGTCAACTCCTACGACCGACCTTGACGCGCATCTACCCGTGCAGCATCGAGGAGGTACGCAACACTGTGCAGAAGGAACGTCGGATCATCGACACCCTGTCTCCTGTGTTTGAAGGGCATCGGATCATCTTCCACGAAAAGACCATTGAGCAGGACTCAAAGACGCGCAAGGAAGACAGCGAAGAGCTACACAAAGCCCGCCAGTTGTTTTGGCAAACAGCGCATATCTCCTATGAGCGCGGTTCACTACCGCACGATGACCGTGTGGATGCCCTTGCTATGGGCGTCGGCTATATGGTCGAAAGCATGAGCCGTGAAGCGCACGCAGTAATGCGACAGCGTGAGGCCGAGGAGATCGAAGAGATGTTGGAACGCTTCGACACTGACGGTGATACGGGACAGGAACGGGATTCCTGGCTGTCCCGCGACCTTGCAGTGGGGAGCGGGCATGCGTATGACACTCAGGAGGTGGCGGGTCGCGGAGACAACAGGCCGTATCTAAAAAGAGGCACCGCCTAGTCTCCCAGACGGTGCCTCACCTGCCGTTTAAGCGGCACTGCCATACCGCTTAGTTCCCACAGTACGTGCTGCGGCACTGCCCGTCAACGTCAAAGTGGCCGGCGGGACACAATCACCCCTGTGTAACCGTCAATCACAACCTCTTCTCCAGGGCAGTGAATGTCGTGCTGCACAGAAGTGCCATTAAGAAGCACGATCTGGGCGCGGCCGCCTTTGACATACGTGTTGCGGACAGTGATTCGCAGGGTCTTGGTATCCTTAGAGTCAATGTACTTATCGACGTTGATGGCAGGCTGCACGCAATCTCTAAGGATGATGCAGCAGTCCTCAATAAGAATGTTCCCCACAGACCGCAGCGAGATAATTGGGCGATCAGAGCGCGTGTAATCGAACAATGTGTTCTTGATCGTTACAGCCTCCATCATCGGACCCCCAGCCAGCGGAGCGTTGCCGCTCATGTCGGCAATCACAAGTGCGCCAGTCGAGCGCAGCTCCCTGTTGTTGTAATACTGGGGCTTGTCCCAGTTGCTTACAAACGTGCAGTCTTCAATCAACAACGTGCCTGGATGAACCGAGGTGCCTGGATTGAAGTAGGTAGCGTTGTATGAACGACGATCCCCGCCGGAGGCGTTGTCGATGAAGTGGCTGTTTTTAAGGACGTGACGAGGCTTTGACGAGTATGGAAGGTTGTCCGCATCGTACTGCTGGTACGGAAAAGGGCGGTGCGCGAATTGGACGCCCTGGCTGCCGCATCTGAGAAACGTACAGTCAATTACTTCCGTGCCCTCGTAATTCGAGACGTACAGGCCGTGCTCGCGGGGGATGTCGCTGAAGTCACAGGCCAAGAATTGCCTGAAGGGCGCGTTGTACTCACGAGTGCCCCACTTAAGCTGATTAGCGCCTTGGCCTGGAGAGACACCGATGTTAGACCAAGTGTACTTGCCAGGACGCGGGTCGATGTTCCTGTGCAGGTTGCTGGACCACTGCGCGTAGCCAGGCGGGACCACCGACTCCATGTTGCCTTTCCACAGGTCGCCGGTTCCCCGCGCCCAGTCGTTTCGCTTTACGTCACCGATAGTGCCGACAGATGCCCGGCTGGCGCGAGAGGCTCGCACTGCGGGAAGGCGTAGAGCCTTGTTTTGCTCCGGTGAGTTGCCCGCAGCCGAGAGCGCCCAGAAGTCAGGCGCAGGGTCTGGATTGGGGCCTGGTCTTTTAGGCGGCGGCGGATCTGGGGTAGCAGCAAGAATTGGTTGTGATAGTGCCGCCTCGATGCGGGTAAGTCGACGATCTAAATCGTTGATGTTAGTCATTACACTCTTGACAGGTCTCGTGGGGGCATTTGTGGTCATGCGGGCTACCCAGTGGCGGCTGTAGAAAATACAGCAGGATCAGCCACGGGAGACCAACAGCGACGGACAGGACACACGCAGCAACTGCGTCACGCAGGATCTGAGTCTTCATTGGTGATGTCTTTCAAGGCCTGGTGGAACAAGGCATCTTCCTCAGTATCCGGGGGGAAGGCTTCAAACATCTCCAGTATGTCTGCGATTGCAAACTGCGCCTTCTCATACAAAGCGATCTGCTTCCCGTTTGCCTCTAGGACGGCATCCCCGTTGTCCCTAAAGGCGACTGTGTAGCGACCTTTCGGCCCAAACGTGTACTCACTGTGGATCTTTGATGTCATCTTCTTTGTCAGTCAAGGGGAACAGGTCGGCCAGCTCCAGCACCAGTTGCTCAAGCAAGGCATCTACATCGGTCTCAGGGATACCCCCTTTGCCTTTAGGATCAGGCATTGCTCTCAGGGGCGCTGTAAGCCTCCTCAGGGGACGCCGGCTCTTTCTTAAGCTCCAGCACCTTTTCTACGGCGCGGCCCAACAGAGCGGCTAGGAGGAGCCCCTGGCGAAGGTCTAGGGTTAACCCGCCTACTGGCAAGTCCAGCCAAAGCTCGTGGTTGCCTGTGATCTGTACGTTGATACCCTCAAGGCCGTCAGGCTGTTCTGCGGTGTTTTCCATGCACGCGACCGTACAGAACGCGGTAGAGCCAGTTCCAGTGTAAAAGCGGGTTTTACGCACGCTCTTTGGAAAGCGCATTCTGTTGGTGTTTGTATAGAGGGATCTAGCTAAGGGAGGATGCTAAAGGTCTATACCAGGGTGACGGATTATCCGTGATGCTGGTGGGACTGAAGGAACATCAACAAGGTTTACTTAAATAACAACAACAGGGATAATAGGTAATAAGGGCGTTTATGGGATTATCCCATGAGGCCCTGTTATATAGGTACTGATGTTTGTGTTTGATATGGTGTTTGTTGTATGTCCAACATCAACGGAAGAAGAGGAAAGCGTTTACTAGAAAGAGCTAGTACGCAGTTTCCGCTTCTAGGCCTTCCGGGACTTTTTGGACCAAAAGTCTGAAGTCGATACGAAATACTTCGTCAGCAGCACCGTCCCCATAGGGGGTATCCCATAGGGGTATTCCCGCACAATGCCGGCGGGTTACCGTTGCAGGGTACGCTATCCCCTTGCCGGGCAACGGGTTAGGCTCGTTCCGGTTCCAGCGGGCACGGTGGGGGTATCGGCGGGCACGGTAGGGGGCACGGAATACCCGCCGATGCCGCTAGGGTTTACCCCAAATTCTACGCTTGCCCCCTTTTTGTGGCAACCCGCCGGCGCCCCCGAC